ATCATATAAAACTTAAGACATTCAATTTATAAAATGAGAAAGACTTCAGAAACAATCAAAGAAATAAAGCCAGATCCCAAAATAGTTTCCATGTTTAGCTCGGTTGGTAAGGAGCTTCGAATTGTAGACAAAGTAGACGTTGTTGCTCACAATTTCAACATATCTCTAAATTCATTCAGGAAAGGACCAATTTATATATCAATCAAGCCCATAGAGTTTGACTCATATCTTGCTGGATCATCCTACGTTTCAGACGAATCTTTCATCGATAGGAAAAACATAGTTATTCAAGACAACAATGAAGGGAGAGAGCTTCACAACTCTGTTCTTTCCTTTTTTATTGGTTTGAAAGCTTTCTCCGAACCAGACAAGTCTTTTGAAAAAGTGTTTTCCCTAGATTCAAGAAACAACAATTCTTTTAAATTGACCCCAGACATGATCTGGGTGTCTGGAAATAAAGTTTATATCCTTGAAGTCAAAACATCTATATCACAAATGACTGGAGTTGAACAAACATCTAACATTTTGAAGAAAGCTTTTGCTAAATATTCTTTGCCTTCCTATTATCTCAAAGGATACGATGTTAAAATAGGAGTTATTCTAGTTACAAGAACTAGTGTTCATACAAACTTGAACTTGAGCGAAGGGGATTATAGAATGATACTAGCTCACTTCAAAATAGGACAAAAGATCGTTGTTAGTGTCGATTTGCTAATAGACAAAGACAAAGTCAAAGACTACAAATCTGAGCTTGACCAAATCCTGAAGACTGTGGGAGGGGTTTCACTTCAAAACATACCAGTGGAAAAAGATCTTCCTTATATGGATAGAAACTATATAAGATCCATTTATAGACCAGATGAAGATTCAGAGAAGTATCTTTATCAGCTCAGAGAGAGACTTTTCATGAGAGCTGCTCTTGAAGTCAAGAGAGAAGGGTCAAGAGAAGACAAAGTCATTCTGGAAGAAATAACAAAGACTTATGAAATGGCTTATAAGACATGGAGGGAGAGCGGAGTTCAGTTTTTTGATTCAAAATCAGTTAAAAGCCCTTGTAGCTTTTACAATGTTGAGGTCATCGTAAGATCTCCTGGTAGAATTATAAATAAAACTAACACAAGAGGTATTATGTCTTGTCCGAATAGAAGTCTGAATTTCCAGGTGGCAAAGAATTGTATTTTGGAAGTTTTAAAATTAGAAGAAAAATATAGAGGCGGACAGGAATCTTATGCAGAAGAAAGAATGAGACATCAAGACGGGCTAATTAAAATCTCTCTTTCTAGAGAAGAGATCACTTCCTTGGAGAAAAGAGGTGTTTACAAAATTAAAAATTTAAAAGAGAGAAGAGAAAAATCTGTGATGAGTAAAGGGATTTTTTCATCAACTTGTGAAACTTTAGACATAGAATTGTTTCTGAATAAGGGACTGATGAAGATGTTAGAGCAGAAGAGAGAGAGTTTCCTTGACGAGAACTCTATGATTCTTATTGATCAAGCTAGGTCGTCAGACGAGCTATATAGATCTGAGGCTAGAGAAGATTTTGTTGAATTCTCGAAGACTGCTTTTGGGAATATGTGCTTAGTGACAGACAGAATTATACATGTCATAGTCTGTGCTGCTCAGAACACTTATGGTAAAGCAAAGGGATCTTTTATAGTAAAGAAAGTTCCAGAGCTTCCTATTTTTGTGATTTTAAAGGTCACGACTCCATCTAAGAATTTTGTTTGCTCAATTTTAGCTCATTCTGGTATGACGAAGAGATTGGAGCTTCCTTTTGGTCAGCCTGAGTCTGAAGGTTCATGGAATTTTTACGATTTCAAAACTCTTGATCGACACAGAGCTTTTCATCTATCTTTTTCTTTCCAGAAAATGTTTTCTCTTCTTGCCACCTTCTGTGAGTTAAGAAGTACGACCATGTCCGACTTTCTAAAAAACCCTTCTTTTTATCCAGAGCTATGCACTGAGCTAGCCATGGCTTATTTGGTGCATCAAGAAGGGAAACAAAACACTTCAAATGATCTTCAAATAAACAGATACTTCTACATGAACTCTATTAAAAGTTCTTTGTATCCAGAAAACAACATGCTAGCATGGAAGAAATTAACAATGATGCCTAGATCTAGACTCCATGCTTTGATATTGAGAAAAATGTTAGACACACATCACAAGAATGGAACAAATCCAAACCCAGCCAAGTTTCACCCTGTAATTTCTAAAAAGAAGGGAATAGAGGATGGAGAGGAAAACGAAGTGCCTTTATCCTATGACAGAATAGAAGGTCTGCTGAGCTGGGTTACTGGAACTGATTGCCCCTCTTTTGAGCATGCTATTAATTTCTCGTATCTGGGGGTTATCCATAATAAAGACGAGCTAAATAAAGATCAAGCCATGTTCAAAGTCTTTGAAAAAATTATTTCTGAGGAAATGAAATTAGAGAAAGTAGACAAAAATGACTTGGGCTTGAATGAACCTAGTTCTTTTCCTGGAAATCATGAATTCAGCCCAATGTTTGTTAGATCATGCACCTATCTTTTTAGGAAATATTTGAATAAATCAGGGGTTTTAGACATTGAGAAAACAATAACTGATAGAGTTAGCAAAGAGTGGGACAAAATTCTTTTAGAGTTCGCTACATTTAAAGCATCCACCAGTCTAACACCTTCTGAAGAGCTAGATCTTACAAAGACCTATGACGACGACGTAAAGAAAGCAATTGAGCAAGTCATGTTTCTCTTGAAGGGCCACTTAAAAGGAAGCGTTAGATCTCTTGAAGTTCTAAAGACAATAATAGAGTTAGTTGAGAAAAATGGAGTTAAGGTTTCTATTTTTAAAAAACAACAAATAGGAGGTACGAGAGAGATTTGCATATTGGATATGGCTAGTAGAATTCTAATCAATTTCTTGGAAACTACATCAAGAGTGATATGTGAAATGTCTGAGATAGAGATGATGACAAAAAAGAAAAGAAAGACGACTGTGTTCCAGTCTCATTTTAAGAAGGTTTCTTCAGAAGCCGGACCAGATGATTTGTTATTCTCTGTTAGTAATTCAAATGACTGCAAAACTTGGTGTCAGAAATTCGTCATGCCTGTCTTTGCTAATATGACTCAAGGCCTTTTAGATTTTGACTTTCATGTCCTTGTTTGCAGAATTTTGAATTGTGTGACAGAAAAGAGACTTTTGCTACCGTCAGTTATGTTATCTCAATTTCACTCAAACTCAGTAACTAATCATGGAGTGGAAAAGAGAAATGTTGAGAATTTTGATTCTCCTGGCATCAAAGAACTAAAGAGACAGTCTCAGGGATTTAAAGAAAAAGGAAAAAAGAATTCTCTGATTCAGCCAGGAGAAAGATCTATGAACAACCTTTCTAATATGATGCAAGGCATTCTACATTTCACATCTTCTCTGTTGCACACAGTTGTGATGCATGCTTATCAATGGATGATAAATGGAGTCTCTCAAGAGAGGTCCACCTTCAAAGCTAATAGATTGAGTTCAACAATAGCAGTTTCTTCTGATGACTCAGCTTCTCTAATCACTCTCATTTGCAAGAAGGTTTCAGACTCTCCTTCTGAATTGTTAAAACAATGTCTTTTGGCAAAAACCTTCCTTTTGACCTTGTCAAAAATGTCAAAGTATTTGTATCCTCTTTTTTCTGCCGCCATCTCTGAAGAAAAAAGTTCTATGAATGATTTTTCAGGAAAACTAGAGTTCAATTCTTTGTTTATAGTGAAAAACACATTGATAAGCCCTATCCTGAAATTTGTTTATGCAGCTGTCACTCCAAAAGTTTCAGACTCAGTTTCTGGTCGACTTGACATCTGGGGAAATTTGAGAATGCAGCTAATCTCGAATGGAGGATCTTTTGGGCTTTGTTCTAAAGTGCAGATTTGTCAGGCATATTCTCACTATCAATGTTTTGGGTCAGGAATTTCAGACAAATTTCCAAGATACAGACAACTTCTAAGCAGATATCCTATGACTCAATTTGGGTTCTTTACTTTTGAGCCAGATCTGCTTTGTGGTATGTTTGGCAACAGATATGCCAATTATCTCCACATGGAATCTAATCCGTTAACAAAAGGACTTGTGTATAGCATTTTCTCTCAGAAGAATGCAAT